GCCTTGATCCGTGAGTTCTGTGATGGTTGCAATGTCTCCAATTGTTGAGGCTTCAATAATTCTTGCGACTCGTTCAACTTCTCTGTCCAGGTCTGATCCGTCATAAGTAACCACCTCTGCTTGAACTTTTATTGGTGCATCTAGTCCTAGTAACTTTGCGCGCTTATCAATTACGCGTAAAACAAAATCTGCCGCTCTGAGATTGCCAGCCACCGCAGGTTGCCAGTAGGTACGCTGAAGATTATCTAGGCGATCTAATTCCAGTTCACGGTGTTCTTCTATTGCCGCAACAGGGTGACGCGTCAGAGCGCGCTTGTAAGCCTTTACAACGCCTGCAATGCTCATGTCCACCATAGTTGCTATTTCACGCCACACATAACCTTCATGGCGCAACTCAATTATGGTTGTTTCTTTTTCTACTAAATTACGCGTATTTTCTACCATAATGTGTTTATGTTAATGTTTCAAAAAGTTTCCTGCAAGTTGAATTACCTGGCTTTGAGGTTACTACTAGTAGCAGATGGTATCCATAATTCTTCTTCTTCTGAAGGAAACAGCGTTAATAAATTATCATTTAAATCTATTTGCCATAAATTTATGTCGGCTGAGGCCTTAAAGCCCACATGGTTAATCATACCCTTTTGCCACACGCCGTATTTATTAAAACCTAATGCTTTCCAAAAATTATTACTCTCTAAGTCTGTGCGGCATCTAAGCCTTGTGCCTGTTCTTTGAAATGTTTGGCAAAAATCTTTTACAACGGCTATAAGCGCAGAACCGTAATCTAATCGTCTTGCGTCATCTCTGACTGCTATCTGTTGAATTCGTGTGTAAGTGTGGTGGCCTTTGCCTGGTGTTAGAAGAATGTATCCAACAGGGTCATTGTTCTTTTCACAAATAAATACAACAAAATTTCTTTCTCCGCCAAAAACATACTTATCCCATACGGTTTTTTGAATAAATCCAACAGCATAAGAATTATCTTTTTGTAATTTATCAATAAACATAATGTCAATTTCGCGGGCATTTCTTACAACTAAGTCATCTTTTTGATACAAAACATTTATTAGTCCTGTTGCACAATCAAATTTGCCTAAATTCATTTTGCCCCCTCATTGTGAACAAAACCCCTACTCTTTATGAATAGGGGCTGTGTCCAGCACTCAACCCCACGGTGGGGTCAGTAAGCGTAACTTATCGGACTCCTAAAGACATTGCAACTACCGCAATAAACAAACTCAAGACAATAAAAAGCATTACGCCATCAAACGGTGTGTTGTTCATGGCTTACCTGTTCTTACAAGATTGATACGAGCATCAAGCAATTCATCTAACTGCTCTGTCAGCATCTCTCTTTTGCGCCAATCCATGCGGTTGCCGTATTCATCTGTTTTGAGCATGGCGTAAACATGACTGAGACATTCATCTATCTGAGCCACGGTTACTTCATCTTCAATAACAATCACATGAAGATGTTAGTCTTGATTACGCTCCTGGCGCTTTGAAAAATAGTTTTCAACATCTTCTCTTGTGTAATACACATTACGGCCTGACTTCTGTACCCATGTAAGTGTCTTACGGTGTTGGATCTGTCGTAAGTTATTTAATGTAATTCCCAAGCGCTCGCATACTTCTGCCGCGCTCATTAGATCATCTACCACGGTGTTGCCTCCTTAGTTGCAAATTGACCTGACTTTGGCTTTCCCAGTTTAGGAACTAAACCTACTTCTTTGGCTGTAATCTCCATAGAAGTTTTTTCATTTCCTTCTTTGTCTGTGTAAGTGCTTTGCACCATTTCACCAACAACTAAAACTGTGTCACCTTTTCTAAAAGTGTCTGCAATTGCTTCAGCCTTTGTGCCAAATGAAACGACTTTGAACCACATTGTTTCGCCATCTTGCCATTCACCATTTATTTGCTTTCGCGGAGTGTACGCCAGTTGGAAACTACAATACGCTGTGTTGTTCTTTGAAAATTTTAGGTCAGGATCAGTGCCTAAATTACCTTTTACATTTATGTTCATCAATCACCTTCCATCATTACGGCCTCAGTGCCGTCATCTTGTAGTAATACAATTGAACCATCAGGCTTCACAAAAGGAAATTCATGTGGCTCTTTGTAAGAAGGCACAATCCAACCTTTTTGCTCTGCGCTTGCAGGCTTGAGGTGAATACTATCGGTTTTTAGATTATGGCAACCGTGATGGATCAAGATGAGATTGGAAACGGTGTCTTTGCCGCCCCTTGATTTAAGTTTACGGTGATGCAAGGCCATGTTCTCAGGCAAGCCAGGGCCACCGCAGACTTCGCAATAGCCGTTAGCCCTGTTAATTACGGTAGCAACAACTTTCTTATCAATCGCCATCTTCTTCGTCATCTTCCCAATCAGTAGGATCTACCGTAGGAAGATCAACGCGTAACGGCAGGCCAAATGGTGATGCTGTACTCATCAATACCAACCTCCGTGCATGTCTGGCCCAGCCTGTTTTTTCCAAAATTCCCAAGCCCCGCAAGGTGTAGAGTAACGCTTGTACACATAGCGCAAGCCTGCCTTGATTTGTGTGTAAGCGTCTTTGGGCATGTAAGGATACTTGTAATTTTTCCATGTTGAAGGCAAGAACTGAAACAACCCAAACGCCCCTGATGAACGATTAAGCGCATTAACGCGCCACCCGCTCTCCTTGTAAAGCAATTGTTCCAGGCATGCAAATTGCTTTTTGTGATCAGGGTAACTTTTCTTCACCATTTCAAGCGCAATGACTTTTGGCGGCATTTGGTGCAACTGTAATTTAGGTGCTTGAGCCGCCGCAGGTGAAGCAAACACAATTCCTACCGCTAATACGGCGCTTAAAAGGATTTGTGTTAGACGCTTCAGGCTTTAGCCTTTCGCCAACTTTCTACACACTTCGCAAGCGGCGTTACCGTAAACCCAACTACCGCACAAACAACGATTTACTAAACTGTCCATTTCTTTACCCCTTTCAGGTTATTTTTAGGACTGCTCTATTTTATAGCAAATTTCAGAGATTACAACGCCTAAAAGCGTCACAATGATTACGCTTGCAATAAACATCATTCTTCTTCCTCCTGTGGTGTTAAGTTAATTTTTGCTTGAATTACATTTGCCCTGCTCAGCCGTAACCCTTCTACAAAACCCATGTAGCGCTCACGCGTTTCAGGTTCACCCAACATCTTTGCCACATAAGGGCTTTCAATCCAGGTTGTCAAAACATCTTCTAGCGGTTCAAGATGGTTTTTGATTATTTCTTCAGGTGTCATGAGATTTACTCCTTGTGTTCTTCTACGCCGCAACATACAAAACACACGCCACATTCTTCACAAATTGCCTCAAATTGTTCGCATGTGTCGCATTGAGTTTGTCCATAAGGCCCGCTCATGGATACCTAAAATCTTTGCACCATTCAGACATGTTCTCAATTGCTACCTTGCATTGATCAGGGGTTGTTATGTCGTACAGCCAATACACGGTTATTACAAACAAAATACCTAAAACAATCTTGCCTCTGCGTGTCAATTTACTCTTTGCCATTGCTTGCCCTCCTTCTGAACCATTCTTGTGTGCCGCACCACTCGCACTCGCTAAGTGCATTGCCTTCTGTTGCTTCAAAGACAATTACAAAATTTGCAGGTGATCCATAAGTTCCGCACCAAATACATCTAGAATCGTTGCTTATAGACATTGTGGATCTGTGGGTTCATGTCAGCCAACTTGTCTTGTATTGCAAACCAAACTTGTTCGCGTTGCATTGCATTATTCATAGACTGACTTTTGTTAGGTGGAATTACAAAATCATTGTAATCAACCGTTATTTCTAGTTTGAATTTCACTGACATGTCCTCTTATCTTTTTGTGATTGCCGTTCGCAAACTTTACACATTCCAACCTTACGCATTTGCGTTGGGGTTGTATCTATTCCGCACATAGGACATTTCATACCGTGGCTCCAATCTGCGGAAAGTAATTGCCTGGTTGTTCTTGATTTGGCATTGGAGCGTAATACTGAAACTTCTTGAGTTCCGTTACGCACTCAAAACATACATGCTTGCCGTTCAACAAATTCAATCCTAAAAAACTATTTCCATCACATAATGCACAATTCATTTTGCCTCTCCTAATCTTGGTAGTGTCATGTAACCCTCTGTTTTTGGGTGACAGCGCGCGCAAAGAATTCCTTGCTCACCTTGTTTAGCCCATGAGCGCAACGCATGCTCCTTGCAAGCGTTACAAACAATTAACAACTTTGCCCATTCAGGGGGCATTGGCTTCCAACCAGCGGGTGCAGTCATTAGTACTTCCCCATGATTGTGTCTTTGTGAATTGCCCAGGCATTTGCGCGGGCTTCATCTAAAACATCTTGTGTTGGCTTCATCATGTGGTTGTATTGCGCCATTTGAAGTGCATAATCTTCTTCAAACTGACGATTGATTTCAGCAATAGCCTCATCACGCTTTGCCTCTAATTTTGCAATGTAAGCATCACGGATTGGGGAAAAACGATCTAGTGCCTCAAGCCATTTTGCGTAAGCAGGTGCAACCATTTCTTCATAAGCCGCATTTGCTTTATTTGCTGCGCGGGTACGGCGAGCCTTTTCCGCAGGTGTTAATTGTGTAACTGCTGTTTCTGTTGTTGCCATAATCTTTGCCTTCTTCCTTTGGGAGTCGGTCTCCCTTATGTGGAATAAATTACGGCATGGCTGTACGCGTGTCAAGTGTTTTTGGCACTTTTTTTCAAACTTTTTTTGTGGTGTATGTCACACCTTACGCGGGCATTTTGGCCCACATTTGAACCCAAAGCCCAGGATTGATCCCATACTGCTTAGCCGCGGTCAGGCGCACAACCTGCCCGTCATCACGGTAGGCAATGGCTGTAAGGCCGTCTAAAACTGCTCTGACCAATTTATCTAAATCAGGGGCTACTGACGGCTCAGGGCGGTTTACGGTCTTTGGGCGGGCCATTGTAAAAATCATGTCTATTTCCACTGGCTCAATGTGGGGCTTTGCCCCTGCCTCTCTAGCCCGCAAAGCAATGGCAGAACGCCACGCGGCCAGTTCTGAACCTTTGGCATGAATGACATGCCCGTTGATGACCTTCATAGATCCTTGCGGAACTGGTTGGCCATCTACCTGAAAAGTAATCACCTAATCAGTGTAATAAGATCCTGCGCTATTGCAATTTGATCATTGCCTAATTCATTAACGCCATGAAAATCATAAACGCCAAAATGATCAGGGCCTTGAATGTATTTCACCATAAGATCATGACCTTTTGCTAAGACATGATCACCTGGCTGCACAACTGCGGGATTAACTAATTGCTTAGTCATAGTTCCTCCTGTAATGGTTACATCAAGTGTAACAGTTACAGTTAATGTTTGAGTTATTTTGTAAAACTCTTTCTCAAAAGTTCTCTGAGTTCTGCGGGTGGTGGTACGGCTCTTTCTCGTTGTGCTTCCTGCTCCCTGAACCATTGTGCGGCTTCTTCCTTTTCTCGTTCTGATTTTATGCGCGCTTCCTGTAATTCTTTTTCTTTTTTCTCATCAGTAGAAAATGCTTTAGGCGGTAAAGGCTCGTCAAGCCACCTGTGAGCGTTTAACCAAGTAGTAGGGTGGGCTGTATAGGTTTTAGTCCTGTTTGGGTCTGATTTGTACCTTAGAGCGCCTTTAATGATTATGTCTGCATCAGTCGTACGGATTGCTTTCATAAAAGCAGTTGAGGCTTTACCCTTACCGATCTTCAAAGGATAGATTTTCCAAAACTCATCAAACAATAATCTTTTATCTGTTTCTGTTTCTGTTTCTGTTTCTGGTGTCGTTACATGAGCGTTACTTTTTTCTCTGTAACGCGTTACACGATTGCGCACCGCCTCACGCTTTTCCTCAACTACCCTACGGCTTGTCTGATGCTCGCAATAATCGTGGATCTGCGCCCCCGCTTCTACTTCTAACCATAACCCTGCATCAAGTAATTCTTGGTATGCATTGCCATTGTCTAGGCGATTGATTACGGCTTGCGCCAAAAAACCATCAGTAAGGTATTGGTTGGCGTAGCAAAGCCCTTCAATGTACAAACGGAAAGCCTTATCACTAAGCGGCAAGATCTTAGGATTGTTGGGCAAAGTGTCATCTAACTTAATCCAAGTCATTTTGCCTCTCCAACAACTTTCACTAAACGCTCAATAATCCATGACACTACTGGTACGGCTACGGCATTTCCTAATTGCTTGTATCGGTGTCCATCTGCTTGTCCTTCAGTCCAACCATCAGGAAACCCCTGTAATCTTTCGCACTCTAATGGTGTCAATCTTCTAACCACACCTGTTTCTTTTACCATTGCTTCTACTTGGGCTGTAATCTCGCTTGATTGCGGTGATCGTGACGGATTGTTTGATGCTGAAAGAGTTGGCGCAATCACAACTCCATGTCTAGCCTGTGATGATGCAGTCAATGTATAACTGGGTTCATTATCACCTAAAAATCCTGAACCTTTAGGGCCAGCCTCATCACTTCTGCCAACCATAGCCCCATGCATAGGGTAGGCAACCATTGGAACATTGTTTCCACCTGTTCCCATAGCCGCTCTTAGCGTGTTTGTGGTTTTGCCTTGAAGTCTTGGGCCTTCTTGGTGATTATCAAATAAAACTAAATGTCCGCTGTCCACATCTTGATTGACAACTGTTCCATGATGATACAAAGACGCAGGTAAACAGTTTGTTACATCTTTTCCGCTACTGAGAGCAATGCTTGCATTAGAAGCGGCGGTAGGACTTTTTCGCGTTTTTCCGCCCGCCGTAAGATACCCTGAGCGGCCTTCTGCGATAGCGAGTATTTCAGCAGGTGTTCCCCCGTTGTCTCCAAGACTTCCGACAATGAACACTCTACGGCGTCTTTGGGGTACTCCAAAGTGTTGAGCGTCAAGAACCCTGTATGCGAGCCCATACCCGCGTTGTGCCAACGCTGAGATGACTGTTCCCATGTCTGCTCCGTTACTTGAGGAAAGTAATCCTGGGACATTTTCCAAGATGAAATACTGCGTTTTGGTTTCGTCAAGGAGTCGGCAGATTTCCCAAAAGAGTCCTGATCTGTTTCCTGCAAGTCCAGCACGGCGTCCTGCAACGCTGAGGTCTTGGCAAGGAAAACCTCCTGTAATAATTCCATTTCGCGGATCAAATCCTGCGTTGATAAGTTGTTCACCTGTTACCTCCTGAATGTCTCCGTAGATTTTGCTATTTGGAAATCTATTTCTTAATACTGATTGTGCATGCTTATCCCACTCAACACTCGCCACAACCTCAATGCCATTTCTTTCTAGCGCTAAATCAAAGCCGCCAATACCTGCAAACAATGAAACAGCCTTCACTTTTTACACTCCTTAATCATTTCTAATGAAACGCCCATTTGTTGTAAGGCTTTGAGTCCTCTAATGCGTTGATTTGGATACTTTAACGGTTCATCAATACTTGCCCGCTCTTGGCTTGTCATGCCGCCCCACATTCCGTAATTTTCATTTTGAAATGCGTAGGTTAAACAATCTTTCCAAATAGGGCAAGAGAGACAAATAGATCGCACTGCATTGATGTGATCGTAAGCATCAACAGATCTTTGTTCTTCTATGTCGTAAAACAAATCTGTGTGGACTTCTAAGCGCCTACATTCTGCATCTTCCCAATTTACTTCTGTGTACTTGGGCAACCTTCTTCTCCTGTCGGATCGTAGTAGGGGCAGAAGTCTGCGCAAAATGCTAAAGGTTTTTCAGGAGAAGGTTTGAGTTGCAAGGCAACCATTTCCCTTGTCTTTTCCAAATGCGCCAACGCTTGTAAGGCAATTTCCTCATCATAGGGCTGCATATACACCAAAATGTCAGACATTTTCCCATCACGGGGAATACCCACTAGGGCTACATCTTTGACTGTGTAACCATTTTTAATTAGTAAATAACCGTACAGATGGATCTGCCACACCTGTTGCCTGTTGTTTGCACCAAAGTAACGGCCACTGCCCTTCTTAATTGTTTTCCAATCAATGACGGTGTGGTTGATTTTGTCATAGCAATCCACATGACCAGGCACACCGTTGGCTTCTACGGCTATTTCTAGTTCATACTGAACGCCAAACGGATCTTCACGCCTTATGGCTTCTTCAATGCCTGTGTGAATGTAAGTTCCCAAGATTGCGCCTAACTTGTCACCAACATTTGTTGGCTCAGTTTGTGCAATGTCATGCCAAAGTCTGCGCTGACACCCACCAATTGCAGATGGCCCAATGGCTGTTTGCTGTGATCTCGCCCTGGCATTGTCATTCGCAACCAGGGTTTTAACCACCATGTTTTGTAAATCAATCACAAATTATCCTCATTCCATTGTTTGCCGCGTAAATCTTCCATCATTTCCATGTGATCAATTTCTAACTGCTTGATTTTTTTACTTATTTTGTACAACCTAAACGCCATGCGCAACGGATACAACCAGTAGCCCATGATTAAACCAATAAAAAATGCAATCAAAAAAGTGATCATGTTAGATCCATGCTTGTGCGAACTGATGTACCAACGGAGCGGGCAATGTCCACCTGCATCTTTAGCCTATTGGTGTTGGCGCGTGTGGCTAAAACTTTGGCTTGCACAATTGACAAATCTTTGTGCAATTCCTCATTTTGAATAAGAGCCATGTCCTCACGCTCGCCAACAGTGTAATTTTTGCCAGTAGGTGATGATTGAGTTGCAAAAGTCATGCGCGATTTAGCCATAGCAATTTCATACTCTGCCTTAATGCTGTGGTAAATCGTTTCAACTTCAACAAGATTTTTGTGCGCTTCATCTACTTCTTTGGAAAGCCCGCGTAATTTTTGCTCAACCATTGCAGGCGTAATAATTTCACTCATCAACTGTGTTCTCTTTTACTAGGCTGATGTTGGAATTCTCGCGCTTGTTTTGCAACGCAATTACCTTGCCCGCATCTGATGACATGTTAAATGGATCAGGCACAAGCATAAATCCTGCGCTATCTAATTTTTCAGCAAGCGTTTCAGGAAACATGTCCAACTCTTGAGCCACGGCGCGTATTGCAATAATGTTGTAATGAACTGCAACCTTTAATCCGTTTGATGGTTCAAACTTATTTTCTTTCTTGCTCATAGCATCATTCCTTCCTCTATTGCGCGGTAAACCAAGCAATCATTATTGTGTTTGTTTTTTCTAAATGTGCCTGCCCAAACAATGTAACCATCTTTAATTAGGCTAATCCTGGTAGGACGCACTGTGTTGCCATCAATGCCTAATGCTTTTTCTATTTCTTGATCAGTAGCGCCACGCAAACCCTGGCCCACAATGTACTCATACACCTTGCGGCGCATTGATCCAGTTCTAGGCAACGCTTTCAAAGCCGCCGCTACTGATGTTGATTTTGCATTTTGCGCAATTATGACTTTGTTATCCATTGATAGCCGCCCTGCGCGCCAAAATGTGATTACGCAGAGTTACGCCATCAATCTCAACTTCAAGCAGATCAAAATTTTCTTTCCATTGATGTTCTAATTCTTTTTCACTCTTTTTAGTTTCAACTAATGTGTAAACTGCAAATGCTTGCGCTCTTTCTTCTTCTGAAAATACGCGCTTAGGCTCAGGTGCTTTGGCTTGTGGTGCTTCAGTTGTTTTTGTTTGGCGGTTGCGTACTTCTTCAGATGATGCAATGCCCTTCTTTGTATCTACTGCAAGAGCGGCAACCATTGCGCGGCCCCATGCGGCTGTCTCAGCATTTTGTAGTTCTGAGTCACGGGTAAAGTTGGTTGGCCCTGGAATTGGCTCGTATGCCCACCCTACGCCTGGCAGTGAGTCATCAGGTGAGCGGTATGCCGCGGCGCTGTACACCATGTAACTTTTTATAGATCCGTCAGGCATCTTAACTTCAATTACATACGGGTCTTTCCATGATTGCAATGACCCTGTTGGATACTTCTCGCGGAACTCAATAATGCGTGTTGCCACATCAATGTAATCTAATGGGCCTTTGTAACTTGCCATGTGTAACCTTTCTTTTGGGGGCTAACTAGCCCGTGTAGAGCAGATTGAACACCATGCCACTGACAAACACAAGAACCGCGTAATTTATGTGCCTGGCGTGTCGGAAATGGCATACTTGAGGCCAGGGGGAAATCATGGCTTATTCACAAATCTCAATCCGCTTAGGCGGTCTTATGGTTGAACTGGGAACAGAAGCAACTTATCCTGACATGGTTAGTGATCTTACAGGGCGTTGTTTATCCACCTTTAAAGACGCAATGGACAAAGCCGTGGAAGCAGGCGTTGATGTTTCTGACATGCGGTTAATCACCACTGATTTTTCAGATGATGATGAGGATTAACCTTTAACCAAACACATTCCCAAAATGTGCATGTCTTTGATTTGTTGCGTGGCATCTTTTTTGGTGGGCGCATCTTCCACTATGGGATTGTCAAACCATCTAGGAAGCCATGTGCCTTGAAATTTGTGGCACTCTGCTTTGTCGTAACAATCCCAACCCATGTCATGTTTGAAATACACGATCTCACAACACTTGCTCATTGAAATACCTTCCTGTTCCCCAATTTGAGGTTGCAGGATAATTATACATTTTGATGTTTTTGCGTTTGTAATTTATTTATAGCCTCACGCGTAAAAAAATTGCGACACACCGCAAAAACGCAAATGTCACTTACGATTTGACAGTTAAAATCAAGGTTTTCAATCAAGCCAAACTTGGTACTGGGCTGTTGTTCTGCCTTTAATTGGATCTACAAAGTGCAAACGCTGTGATGGTTTTCCACTAGCGGCCATTGAGTCACGGGCATAACGGTTATCTGACTCTGTTGATCCTGTCCAATAAATGTTGTAGTGCTTTTGGATTGGCTCTTGTGCATGTCGGTGATAGTGACCTAAGAAAATGTCGTGGAAATCGTAATCGTGTGCGCCCGCTTTCCAACGGTTAGCACCTGCAATCCATGCGGCAGGGCTTGCAAACCCTGAACGGCCTAACTCATCACCGTGCATTAACAGGGCGCGGTAGTTACCAATTTCAACTTCTTGAATGTCCTCAGGGCAATCTTCCCAGGTTAAACGCTTTTCTCCTGCAAGAATTTGGCGGCTCATCTCGTACACCATGCGATCCACATTGTCAGACTTAGGCACTTCTGCGCGCTTGCCACCAATGCGCCCATGATTTCCCCACTCAGCAATAACTGTAACCTTTTCAAAGTTGGCTAACATCTCGCGCACAAAGTCCACACAAAGCCTTGAAACACTGGTGAACTGGCCAAACAATGAAGCGTCTATTTGCCATAACTGCGCAGGATAATTAAACAAACCTTCAACCATGTCACCGCCAAACATCACTACACACTCTTTTACGGGGTGGTGATGGCGTTGCAAATCAGTTAGGTGTACAACTTTTTCAGAAAATTGCATAACGCGCTCACGCATAATTTCACTGTTGTAACTGGTTGTAACTTTTGCGCCTTGCCAATCTGTTGTGTGGATCAAAGCCACTTCAGCATTTATTTTGCGCGTGTCTTTTTGTGGCGCAGAAACAGGTGGCACTGCACCCAACGCAATCATTGCGTCATAAGCACCGCGGTGTGTTGCTTCTACTAAATCTTCACTACGCTCTTTGGATTGCTTGAGTTGTTTCTGCAATCGCAAAATTACTTGGCGTAGTTCTTTTACATCTTGCGACTCTATGCCTTCAGGCATGTCCTGTAATCTTTTTTCAAGGCTCATTTGTAAACACGATCTCCTTGCCGTGGTGTGTGTAGCCTTCTTTGTCTATCCAACTATCTTCATGTTCTAGGTTGGCTGTGATCCGCACTGACTTTGCCGCATCAAACATCAACGCAACAATGGCAGGATCAATGTCTTCAATGTCTAAAAGCGCACCCCACATACGGCCTATGGCTGTGAAGTTTTTGCGAGCGCTTCCGTATTCACTTTGACGATCATCTAAAACTTCTTCTACTCTTTTTGACACCTGCAAGTACCATTTCTGTGAACCCTGATTGTGTCTGAACTGCATTTATGACCCTCAGAACGCAAAGCCTGAACGATTAAATTGACAGGGTAATTTTTTTCCCATGCTTGATCTAATGTCTTTTGATCTGCTTGGCTCAGTGAGTCATAGAGTGATTTATAGGCGCATTGATTGCTTAATAAACGGCCTGCCGCTCTCTTGCTAATAATTTCATCAAACGCTTTTTCTAATGCCATTGCCTTACCTCCTACGACAAGCGTACCGCAAAGTAAAAAGCCCCGCGTTAGCGGGGCAGTTTACTTAACTCGTTTTCTTTTTAGGCGCGGCTTTCTTCTTGCTTGCCTTTGCCAACTTGTCAATCTCTGCGGTTACTACATCTGCAACTATGCCAAACGCAGGATCTTTAGGATTGATTGCGCGGATAGCAGGGCCAGCAATTGCAATGACACCAGCAATGAGAAGTTCCTCTGCGCCTGTAAACCCATCACTGTATGCCACGCCTAGCGCTACGACAAAAGCGCGTACATAGGACTCTAGTATTGCTTTGATTTTTGCGTTCATTTTTACTCCTTTGGGCGGGCTACCGCCATGATTGTTTTATAGGTACGCCTCTTGAGATAAAAGCCATCACCGTTTGACTGGCTACCTGCATTACCGCTTGAGGTGTTGCCCTCATACACCTGAATGTATTTGAGGGTTGTATTGTGGAACTTTACAATGCCCACATGATCAGGGGCGGCATCTTCATCAAATTGAAAAAATACAAGATCCCCGCGTTTTGCCTGACCGATAGGAACAAGTTGATTGTTCTTTGTTAGGTACTTGAGCCAAGCATCACAGGAAGCAAAACCTTTATTTGTATTGGCTACTGTTCCAATCATGCCCGCATCAAAGTACATCTTAGAAGCGGCCATAGCGCACCAGGGTTGATTGTTTAGCCCAAACCATTTGCCATAAATAGTGTCATTGTTAGGGCCTTCTGTGTAACCCACTGCCGCCTTACATAGTTCTAAAACTTTATTGATCACGCTGTTGCCTCCACTTGTGCTTTTAATACTGCTACATCAACTTTGATTTGTGATTGATTAGCCACCAATGAATTGATTTGATCCTTCATAGATGTGCCGCCATTTTCGTACACTTGATACTCAATACGGGCTAGGCGCTTGTCCTGATCAGTTAGCCTTAAATCTAATTTACGCCAAATCTTAAAGCCGCCCAAAGGCAAGCCAACGCAAATTGCTATTAACTGAGCAATTGCTAATGAGGTATCTAATGACATTTTCACAGGAAAAGTTTATCTAATTATGTCCAATTAAGTATGCGAACTGTTCCGTTAGCATCAACTATCTTTGCCTGGTTACTTGTAATGTTTAGCCACGCATCACCAATGCGCGGGTAAGTTGGATCAACAGTTACATTAGGAAATGTAAAGCGCACCGCGGTTTCTAGTTTGTTTAGGCGTGTGTTGAGATCGGCAAACATTCTTTGCAAGTCAATAGGCTGATTGATGTATGGCATTACGCTTCTCCCGCTCCTTGTGCAAGAGTTAATGTTACGCGCTCAGGGCCATCTTCACCTGGCTGAACTGTAAGGCCAACAATGCGGTAAATCTCATCAAGGGTGTTAGGGAAACGGCTATCTGTAATGATGATACGAGCGTCATCACCTACTTGATAAGTGCCAAAAACAGGATCAACATAGGCAGGCACAACTACTTTGAGAACTACTGGCGGATAAGAAGTTGCAAGTGATTGAGCGTTTGCTAGTTCCTGCAAAACTGTTTGATCTGTAATGTCTGAATAATTAGCGGTTGTTTCTAACAGCGCCCAGCCTGCAAGAAGTTTTGTAGTGTCTTGTCCTACTGCAATTTGTTTACCTTCATTAGATCCTGCGCCTAATGTGTAAACGGTATTGGCTACAACTGAGCCATCTTCAGGGTATTCATACTCCACCATGTTGCCCGCAGGAAAAGTAAATACAGGAACATCAGGATCACCAAATGTGTAAGCCGTTCCACTTCGCGGGTAGTAAGTGTTAAAGTTTTTAACAGGTAAACCCGTAATGCCGTCATACTCAACATCAATAGAAAAATCAAAACCGTCACCCTGGCGGCTCAGATCTTGCACCGCTTGAAATACATTTTTTAATTCATAGTTATAGTAAGTGCGGTTTACTAAAATGCCTGATGTGGTTTGGCCTGCGCTGTTATAGCCAACGCCAATGTCACCATAGGTTGCGTTTTGAGCATCTTCAATAAGAGTTTTGGCAATTACCAATTGATCAATGTTTGTGAACTGAACATCTTGCGTAACGCGCCTGTGATCAAAGTATGAGATCCATTCCTGGGCGCTAAAGGTAAGAGTCTGTGAAGTGCTGTTGTATGATCGCCCCCAAATAACCCCACCCCAAACCAAAATCCCATCACGATCTACATACAAACCGCAGTGAGCAGGAATAGTTGAAAGTTCAACATTGTATTTATCCGCGTTTACGCCTGAAAGGAGCAGGTGGCCCTGAAAAGTTCCAGGCTGATTGAGTTGTTGAGTAAAGCCAACGCCCGTTAAAGGAAGTTCTCCAATAATCGTGTTGCTTAGTAGATCAACAAACAAATAGCGGTAAGTTGTGGCCATAGTGAAATCTTACTATACTCAAGAAAACCATACTAGGAGGCTGTATGAAGCAAGTAATTAAGTTTGAAGCAAGAGATGAATACGGGTGGGAAGTTGCAGATCGTCCATACCCAGCAACGCAGGCTGTACCTGACTGGTGGAAGGCTATGACTCCTTACACTAAAACTGAAGATAATCCTAAAGGAACTAAGTTAATTGTAAGAAATTTTGCATCAAACGCAGGGCCTAAAAAATGTGTTCCTATGTTAGACGCTCTTACATCAGGTTACATAATTCCTTTGTGGGCAGATGTACAGGTGCAAAATGTCGGTGAAGGAAAATCTATTACTTGGCGTGTAAGTCAAGATGTTTTTGAAGAACACGGATTTCAAGCAAGAGAAGTGCAAGCACCAGTTGGTTACAATTCAGGAGTTTTTAAATTTATTAACAAATGGAGAATTATTACTCCTAAAGGATACTCATGTTTAATTACGCAACCTTTTGGTTATCGTCAAACAGGGGTTCAAGCAATTCCCGCTGTTATTGATACAGATAAAAGTAGCCTTGAAATTGTGCCTCCTGTTTGGTTTGCAAATGATTTTGAAGGCATACTTGAAAAAGGAACACCTATAGTTCAAGTAATTCCATTTAAGCGTTCTGATTGGAAAGCAGAGTATTCATACCTAAAAAATGGTGAGTATCAAAAACTAGAGGATAAAAATTTTGGTGGAACAATAATAAATCATTACATGAAAAAGGTTTGGTCTAAAAAAAATTACTCATAAACCTCAAGGTGTTCAACCCAAGATAAAGTTTCTTCGTTCCAAATAAAACCCCAGTTGTAATGTCTATAATCATTTATGTCATAAGGGTTTACAGGTTCAGGAACAGGTGCTTCCCATACAAAACCTGCGCTTAAAATCCAAGATGGGTATGGGGAAGGGAAATCTTTCCAGTAAAAAGCGTTTTTTTCTTCATCAAAATACATGCCAGGCATTGCCGCATTTGCGCGAAAAGGAGTGCCGCCTAATACATGAAAATTATTGTAAGTGTTAAGTGAAAATTGTTTCCAACGCCCACCAAAAGTTTCGGTGCAAAAATTAATACCAAGTTGTTCTTGCTCGTTATTATTTTGATCAAGCAAGATTTTATTATTTACAACAATTGTTCTAATAACAATGTTGTTATCGTCTAATTCTGCAAAATGAGCCATTAGTAAGTTATGCTCCCACTTCCAGTAAAACGATAAACGGTATTTCCGCCATTTGTATAAACCTGTGGTGATCCTGTAGTAGATGCGGCAGGGGCATTTGCGCTAAGAATGACTACACCTGAACCACTTGTAAAGTTTGGGCTAGCACCTGCCGCGCCTCCACCCGTGTTAGCGTCTGCTGGTCTAGCGGCAATTCCATTACCAGGGTATGTAGGATTGCCACCACCGTAATCTTGATAAAGAGTACCTGTGTAGGCAAAACCGCTTGATGAAGCACCGCCGCCTAATTTTAGGTTTGTTCCAGTTAAAGACTCAATAATTCCAATACCGCCAGTGCCTCCAAGATTGTAAGGGCTGCTAAAACCACCGTTAGTTCCAACTCCTCCAGCGCCACCACCACCGCTTGAACCATTTTGTGAACCTGTTACATTACCACCTGCAAAACCTTGACCTGGAACTCCATTTCCGCCAAATCTTGTTTCGCTAACAACGGATTGACCCACGCCACCACCACTTCCGCCATCACCGCCATTGTTTGTGCTTGCCGATCCGTATCCACCGCCAGTTGCACTAATTCCATTAAAGGTTGAAGGTTGTCCTTGAATGTTTGAGTATGTTGGGCCAACGCTTGTAACTCCCGCGCCAATAGTAACTGTGTAAGTTGTTCCTACAGTGCAACTTGTTGTTCCTTGAAGCACACCACCTGCTCCACCACCTGCGCGTGGTACTGGCGCTGGTGTTGTATTGTAAGATCCACCTGATGCAACAATTACATAAGATACTGTTCTTGCAGGAACAACAGGAGTTACTGAGTTAGAAGCCGCAGAAGCAGTTGAAGTTCCATTTGCGTTAGTTGCTGTAACTGTAAATGTATAAGCAGTTCCGTTAGTTAAACCTGAAACTGTAATTGGGCTTGCGCCTGTACCTGTAACTGATCCAGGAGATGAAGTTGCTGTGTATGCAGATACAGCCTTTCCTCCTGTTGCGTTTGCTGTATAAGTCACGGTTGCGGAAGCATTGCCTCCTGTTGCCGTTCCAATTGTAGGCGCTTGAGGAACTGTTGTTGCTGTAATGCTATTTGATGCAGATGATGCGTTTGATGTTCCAATTGCATTTGTTGCAGTAACAGTAAAAGTGTAAGAAGTAGATGATTGCAAACCTGTAACAGTTAAAGGTGATGATGCACCTGATGCGGTAAATCCACCTGGGCTAGATGTAACTGTGTAAGAGGTAATTGGTGAACGCCCATCATAAATAGGCGCAGTAAAAGTAACTGATGCCGCGCCATTATTGTAAGCGCGAGCAGTACCAACATCTGTTGCAGTTCCGATTGTTGGTGCATCAGGTTTGTTTCTGCCTGATCCTGAAATAACAGCCAGCATTGACATTAGACTAAATCTCCCACTACTAACCAGTTATTTGCTGTGGTTTGTATAGCCGCAACTGAAGAATACTGAGCGCGTATTACAGGGCTTGCCGCTGTTGCTCCCGCTGAAACCACTGTTACGCCTCCTGCACCTGAAATAGTTACATTACCAGCACCGTATTCACTCATAATAATAACAGCGCCAACAGGTAATGCTACAGAACTGTTAAGAGGAATTGTTACTGCAATAGGTGACGCGTTAGAAAGTGTTACAAGTTTTCCATTATCAGACAAAGCCAATGTGTATGAAGTTCCTGTTTGTGCATTTGTTGCAACGCTTGTCGCTAAAGTTACAGCCCCGCTTGATCCGCCTCCTGTTAATCCTGCGCCCGCTGTAACGCTAGAAATGTCACCTGAAAGATTTGTTCCTGCATCAACGCGTGTGTCTGTAATGTTACCTGCGTTAATTTGAGTTACAGCCGCACCTACCGCAACGGTTGCAAGTGAAACTGAGTTAGCAGGAAGTGCAGGTGCAACAGGAGATCCCGCAGGAGTTCCCGCAATTACTTGAAAAATTACATCATTGTTAGCGCCTGAATAAAAAGCATCACGCACTGTTGCACACACAAGATCAATGCGTGGGTTTGTTGGATCGGCAGTTGTAATTGTTAAAGTATCTGTTGCATCATTAAAAATTGTGTAAACGCCCATGTTTGTTGTAGTTGTTCCAACAATTGCGGCCCAACCTGAAGCAACGCGTACTGACATACCAACAGGAGAATTAGGGCTAACAGCCAATGATGAACTACCAATTGTGCCAGTAGTGGCCCACAATGCTTGCGCTGTTAAACGGTCATACTGAGCAGGGTATGAGCCTGCCTGTAGCCATGATGGGGGCGTTTGTAGTGTCATTTATTCTCCCTTAGATGTACGCAGAATACCAAGAAACGGTAGCCTGAGTAGTTCCCGCTAATGTGCTTGTGCCAGTAAAAAAGAAATTAGAATTGCCTGGTGGTGCATCAAACCATGTACCTGAAATTAAAAGATTACGCGCAGGGTTCCCGTTAAGTGTAATTAATTGATTGTAAAGATCAATTTCTAAAATGTCTAAAGCGCTATAAGTTCCTGTGAAATTTAGTGTATTACCAGTTGTTGTGTTACCAATAACAGGGTTTGTAATAGGGCCTTGAATGGTAATTGTTGGATAAGTAGTAGCCCACCCAATGTTAGAAATTGTAGTTGTAACGCTAGAAGAACCGCCACCGTATGTGTAATTAAATGTTTTGTTATAGGTGCGCCCTAAAGCCGCACTAATAAGCATGTTGGCAGTTTGCAAATTACTGTTGTAATAATTTGGATCAGGACAAAAGAAATCAACCTGAGATGTAATGTATCCATAAGTGTAATTAGGATCTACGCTTGTGCGTAAAGCGCGAACGCGAGCATTTACAAATTGCTCACTGGTTGGAATGTTAGGAAACTTAAAATAAAGCGGTGTTGTTCCTGATGTTTGAGGCAAAAGAACGCTTTGAATTGTGTTGTAATTTGTTTGAGCAGATCCGTTGCTATCCCCAAAAGTATTAAAAATAAT